TAAAAATATATATTTTAGCAAAAAATAAAAACAATGACAGCAGAACAAATAGCATTATTAAACGCAAGTACACAATTAGCTGGTACGGCCATTAACGCTTATAGTGGAGCACAACAAAACGAAAAACAGAGAGAGTGGAGTAAAGAAATGTACACTTTACAAAGACAACACGCTTTAGAAGATTGGGACAGACAAAACGCTTATAATAGTCCAGAGGCACAAATGAGAAGATTACAGGCAGGAGGACTAAATCCTAATTTAGTATATGGTACAGGAGCAGTAGCAAACAATTCACAAGCAATAAGAAGTTCACAGGCACAAAGTTATACACCACAACCAATTAGAGTAGATTTAAGTTCAATAGGAGATAGTATAAATATGTATCAAGAAATAAAAACACGTACATTACAAAATAGCAACCTTCAAAAACAAAATGAGCTAATGGAACAGAACAAACTATTAGCAGCAGCAAAAACGGCAGTAGAATTAGAAAAAGCTGGATATTATCCAAGTTTAACTGACGTAGCAAAAGAAAATAAATGGCTTACAATGGCCAAAACATTTGGAGAAGAAAACAAATTAACAGATTGGAAAAACACACATTTAGTTAGTTATGATATTATGAAACAAAAGTTAACAAATATGAAACAAGATTTAGCAACTGCAATAGCTAACCAAACAAAAACAAATGCACAGACAAATGAAATAAATACATTATTACCATCAAAACTTCAAAATAATTTACAGGATATATTATTAAAAAAATCAGCTACAACTAAAAATGAGGCAGAAACAAAAAGAATAGGAGCAGCAATTATTAATTTACAACAACTAAGTACCCAAAATGAATTTAAACAAGGTTTTAAATTTTTAGGACTAGATTTTGGAGCTTATGGTAGTAGCAAGGGTTCATTTTATGACCAATTTACCAAATCTAAAGAATTAGACAAGATTATGAGAACAATTGTACCAGATTGGGACAAAAAAAATCCACAAGAAAAAGGAATTATTTATCACAATTTAAACCAATAAAAAATGAAACGTTACAAATCACGTACTAAACGCAAAAAGTACTACACCGTATCAAGAGGAGGGATTAGACTATGAAAAAAGGAAAAGTAAACCAAAAAGATTTCAATTTATGGGTAACAAACATTCTTGCATTATATAGCAAGTTTTTAGAAATACCTGAAAATGAGATTATGGACAAATTAGTAGCATTTGAAAAACAATTAGAAAACCAAATTAAACAACACGATGAAAAATCTATTCAACTCGGTCAAGATGACCAAGCTCAACCGCAATTTATTTGATTTGAGCCACGATGTAAAACTTACATTAGATATGGGAGATTTAGTACCTATTTTAGCATTAGAATGTATACCTGGAGACAAACATACAATTAGTTGTGAATCATTATTAAGATTTTCACCTATGGTATCACCTGTTATGCATAGATATGACGTAACTATGCACTATTTCTTTGTACCTAATAGAATACTTTGGAATAATTGGGAAAAGTTTATTACAAATACAAAATTAGATGATACACAAGAATTACCAGCATTTCCATATTTAACAATACAAGCAGATAATTCAAAAAATCCTATAGGTTCACTTCCAGATTATTTGGGTATACCTTATAACCTTAATCAAACAAATGCACAAAATATTCAAGTAAATGCTTTGCCATTTTCAGCATATCAATGTGTATATAATGAGTACTATAGAGACCAAAACTTAATAGCACCGATAGATTATAAAGTAGTAGATGGTAACAATGATGTAGGAGACCAAAGATTATTAACATTACGCAAAAGAGCTTGGGAACACGATTACTTTACTGCTTGTTTGCCTTGGGCTCAAAAAGGAGATTCAGTACAAATACCATTAGGAGATGTAACATTAAAAGATAGATTTGGATTCCCAGATGATTATTTACCTTCTGGTATTATAGTAAACAAATTAGGACAACCAACAGGAGATGGACAACTTATAGTTAATGAGCAATCTGCAGGATATCCAGGTGCAATGGCACGAGTAGATGATATAAGTGGAAGCATTAACACTTCAAGATATGATCCTAACGGAACTTTAGAAGTAGCACCAACAAATATAAACGATTTAAGAAGGGCATTTAGATTGCAGGAATGGTTAGAAAAAGCAGCTAGAGGAGGCTCACGTTATATTGAGTGGATTAAAACAATGTTCGGTGTAACTTCAAGCGACAAAAGGTTACAAAGACCAGAATATATTACAGGAACAAAATCACCAGTCGTTATTAGTGAAGTACTTAACACAACAGGAACACAAGAATTACCACAGGGTAATATGTCTGGTCACGCAGTTTCAGTTAATAGCGGTCAATACGGTTCATATTATTGCGAAGAACACGGATTTATTATTGGGATTATGTCAGTTATGCCTAAACCTGCATATTTTCAAGGATTAGATAGATTCTGGAGTAAAATTGATGATCCTACACAATATTATTTCAGTTCATTTGCAAACATAGGAGAGCAAGAAGTACTTAATAAAGAGTTATTTGCATATAGTTCAATTCAAGATGAAACATTTGGATATATTCCACGATATGCAGAGTACAGATATATGCCTAACAGAGTATGTGCAAACTTTAGAACAGATTTAGATTTCTGGCATCAAGCAAGAATATTTGATAACGCACCAAACCTAAATCAAAATTTTGTAGAATGTTATCCAGACAAAAGAATATTCGCAGTAACACAAGAAAATGTTAATAGCTTATATTGTCAAGTTTATAACAAAATACAATCTGTTAGACCATTACCAAAATATGGAACACCATCATTCTAATTATGGCACAATGTCAAACTCCCATAACACGCAAACACGAAACAAATATATATACGTTGCCTTGTGGGAAATGTCCAAACTGCTATAAAAGGAGGGTATCTCAATGGTCATTTAGATTAATGGAGGAGGACAAAAAATCCTCCTCCTCTTTATTCATTACATTAACATATGACACAAACAAAGTCCCATTAACAAAAAAGGGATTTATGACATTACAAAAAAGAGACGTTCAGTTATTTATGAAACGTTTAAGAAAAGCCAATAGAAACCAATTAAAGTATTTCTTATGTGGAGAATATGGAGGAAAAACAAAAAGACCACACTATCACGTTATATTGTTCAACGCAAATCTAGAGACAATACAAAAAGTATGGGACAATGGTCACGTTCATTATGGTCAAGTATCAGAAGCAAGTGTAGGTTATACTTTAAAGTATATGATGAAACCCCAAAGAGTACCAGAACACAAAAATGATGATAGAGATAAGGAGTTTCAATTAATGTCAAAAGGAATTGGTATTACATATATAACAGACAGTACAATAAAGTGGCACAAAGCAGATATTGAACAAAGGTTATATCTTAATTTAACTGATGGAAAAAAGATATCAATGCCAAGATACTATAAAGATAAAATTTATGATAGAGACCAAAGATTACAACAAAAAGCATACTGGACAGAAAAGATATATCAAGATCTTGAAGAAATGGCTTACAACCCCAATATTAATAAAATATTAAGGGACAAAAAAGAGTCAATTAAACAACAATATAAAAAAATGCAATTAGATTCATTAACAAGAAAAAACTAAATGAAAAATGAAAATCAAGACACAATTCAACCAAGAAGAATTTCAAAAGAATTACGAAAAAAATACTTTGCCATCAATGACAATACCAAATCAAGCTATGTCTATACCAGAGTTAATTCGCAGATATGCAAGCGGATTACCATTAGGAGGAAGTCGTGTACCATTTTATGATGAAAATCCAGAAGAAGATTTACTTGGAGGTAGAAATTGGAATACATTTGATCTATCCGAACAGAATGATATAATTAAAGGATATAAACAAGACTATGAAGATACAATCGCAAGGCTCAGGAACACCCCCAAACAAACCGAGCCAAAAAATAGTGAACAAAATGTGAACGAGTAAAAACAAACCTAAAAAATATCCATCAAATTCATTTGATGGGTTTTTTTTAGGAAACAACGAGCAAAGCGAGGCGTTAGATAAGCACTAATACATACTTGATATATTAGTGCTAATTGACACCATAATTAAAAAAAATATAATAGGAGGACAAACGGAGGTACGTAGTAAGGACGATAAAAAAACAAAAAAAAAGTATGGAGTCAATAAAAAAACAAAAAAAAATTTGTTTAGAATTTAAAAATATATATTTTAGCAAAAAATAAAAACAATGACAGCAGAACAAATAGCATTATTAAACGCAAGTA